GTTCTTTATCATTTAACCGAGATATAATAATAAATTTTATTAGAAATTATGACTGGGATGAGCAATTAAAATTTAAAAACTGGTATGAAGGTTTTACAATGGCTTCTCAAGACGTTGTTAGTAAGAGCACAGGAGCTGGTGCTACCCTAAGTGTTGTTCGAATATATAGAGATAGGTATGAATGTTGGTGGATTGGTGATTCATCAATTAGAATTTATCAAAACTGCGAAGAAATATGGCGCAGTCTTGATCACGATGCAAATAATTTAGCAGAACATAAAAGACTCAAGAAAATCAATCAAGGATATTGGTTTAAACTTGAGCAAAAACCTATGGTTTTAACACCAAATACATTAACTGTGGTTCCTAGTTATAGAGCTATTTTGGCCCCCAGAGATAAAATTGCAATGACCAGATCTTTAGGTCATAGAAATAGAACAGGGAATGAAATTGAGTTTGCTTCTATTCTTAGGGAGGAAAATGAATCGTATAAATTGGTAATGGGGAGTGATGGGTTATGGGATATGGTGTGTGATACGGATACAGCACTTTTATCAAGTAAAGAAACAACAGCCGAAAAAATTATGGATTGGATATATGATAGATGGCAACAAGAATGGACATTCATAGACAAAAAACAAAAACATAAAACAACTTTCCCCGACTGGAATCGTGATGATATTTGTATTGGTGTATTTATAGGTTAAAATCCGTAACTTTCTAAAAACTCTTGTATAAAATTTTGTGGTATTTCATTAAAATCAATAATTTTTCTATTAAATGCATATTGTTCGTGTGCATTTTCTTGATCAAGTTTTTTTTTAAACAATTCGGGATTTTCATAATATTTAGAAGCAGTTTTGATGCCACATTTTTTAAATACTCCTTTTATACCATCACTTTTGTCTCCCATTACTATTTTACAAAATAAATCTTTTTTGGGATCATTAAAACTGTTTTTACTGTCAGTAAGTTTTTTAAACTTTAAATTATATAATTGAATATTTGGACTCGAAAGTTGCAAGTAATCCATATCACTTGTTATAATCCATATTTTGCTGGTAGGATTTAATTCTTGAATTTTTTTAGAGAGAATAGCAATACAATCATCGGCTTCTAATTGTGGATGTTCAATAATACCGCTTGTTCCAGCATCATAATAAAGATGTTCGTATGCAGATTGGAAATATTCACCAATCATAAATGTATCTTCATAAACTCTATGTCCTTTATATGATTTAAAATATTTCATTCTCCAAATATCTTTGCGTGGACAATCTTTTCCAACAATAAAAGTAGGATTTTCTATATTTAACCGTTTTGCAATATCTTGAAATACATCAACAAATGTTTTGTGAAATTTATTGCGAAAATCAGGGTGTCTGTCTGCTGTTGTAAAGTCTTCATCAGGATGACTTAATCTAAACCAGTTTAGTATTGCGTGATATCGAAAAAACACGAAATAGCTACCATCTATTAATATATAATTTGTCATTTCTATATTAATAAGCATTTAATATTTAATTTCAATTTTGCATAGTAATTAAGTGATATCAAGACAACATTTTATTCCTTTATGATCAGTTTCTGTATTTTTACCAAATACTTCCGCACTACAAATTTCCACATCTTTTCCTCGAATCCAAATATAATCAATACAAGTTTCCGGATTTTCTGCTGGCCACGTTCTAATCTCTTTACCATAAGTTTCTTTTATGACACTTTTGAAATGTTTTTTGGTTAAATATTTATAAATTTTAGATGTAGGTGAAGAATTAAAATCTCCAGCAAGAATTAGCACATCGTGAGGTATTGTTTTTGTAAATTTAATAATTTTCTTAATTTCTTCATAACCTTTTTTACAACTAGCCTCATTTAAATGTATATTACAAAACAAGATCTCTCTATTGTTATAGGAAAATTTGCTATATTGAAAAAGTCTTCCTACAAATTTAGAGTTTACAGTTGTTTTAATCTTTTTATTTGTTATAGTAATCATACCTAAAAAGGCATAACCTAAAAGTAAGATAATAGGCAATAAAGTAAAACATAAAACTCCCCATAAAACAGGATATTTAAAATAAATATATTGAAATGATTTACCAAATTTGTAAAATGTCCAACTAACAATATTGAAAAACTTATCCATAATAAATTTTATTACTGAGCTTATTTGTTGTTGTTTTCCTGGAAACCACGATGATATTTTATCAAATAAAACGGTAAGTTCGTCAGAGAATGTATAGTGATGTGTATATGTAACGGACGATGATTTAAGACAGCTGAATATAGTGTCTATATTTTTAATTAAGGGAAGTGTAGCTTCTTGAAGAACAATAATATCATTGTTTTGAATTTCTTTTTCTAAAACTTTATTTATGGATTTTATTCTATTATACCAATTATCATAGAAAAAATTTAAATTCCAGGTTAATATATTTAATTTCATAGCTAAACTAGTTTTATAAAAATAAAATAAAGATAAGGCGCATTATTATTATAAATGTCACACGCTTGTAGATTTAAAAAATCCACAGCCAAAATGAGATGGAAATGGAAAAAGAAAAGAACAAGAAGATTACAGAGAAAAAGAAGAAAAATGAGAGCTAGAGCAAAATAATTTAGAAAGAATTTATTTGTAAAGTGTATATGAACATTGTAGAAGGTGCTATTGATTTTGTTCGAAATAAAGCTTTAGAAATAAAACGAGATCCAACCTGGACGGAAATACCTTTTAAGAAAAAAAAGGATTTTATGACACGTTTGCGTGAAGCCGAAAGTGTTTTAGCAAAATATCCGGACAGAATTCCAGTAGTGTGTGAAAGAGCAACAACAGATGCTCCTAGACTAGATAGAAGTAAATATCTTGTGCCTGCTGATATTAGTATGGGTGAATTTATGTATGTTATACGAAAACGAATGAAGATTTTACCAGAAGTTTCTATTTATTTATTTGTTGGAAATGATAGTTTGGCTCCTGTGTCTCATACTATGGGAATGATTTATGATAAACATAAGGATGAGGATAAATTTTTGTATGTAAGATATAGTGGAGAAGCTACCTTCGGTTAAATTTTTTTTATTGGTTTTATATATAATGCCATCAACATTAGAAATAATCAGAGAATCTTACAGCAAAGTAGGACCAACATCAGTGAGTGATAGCAGCGTTGCTATGAAAAAAACGATTCAAAATCGTGTTAGAAATGGTCCAGCCAATGCCAATCCTATAAAAGGAGCTACCGTTCTTTTTGGATTAAAAACTGTTTATCGTAGACCAAACAGAGGAGATGGTTCACAGACAGCCAAATTTTCAGGAATTTTCCCACGTATGAGCTTTTAAATTTATTCTTCGTTTATAATATAATGATGAACAAATATTTAGTAGAGTTTTTAGGAACTATGTTTTTTCTTTATGTTATTTTAGCAACTGGTAGTGCTATCCCTATTGGTCTCGCTTTAGCTGTTGCTATTATGGTGGGTGGAAAAATCTCTGGAGGTAATTTCAATCCCGCCGTGTCTATTATGATGGTTGCTGCGGGTAAATTACCCAAAAGTGACTTAGTGCCTTATATTGTAGCACAAGTTGCAGGTGGATTGGTTGCACTCGAATTATTTAAAAGAGTGAAAGTATAAGTAAAATTATATAATAATCTATATTTATTGTATAATGACTAGAAAAACACGCAAAAGAAGTAGTAAAGCAGTCCCCTGGAAGGGATGGAGTAAGATCTCCCCAAAAGGAAAACAACGCACAACTATGTATCGTAAATGTGGACAAAAATGTTTTTTAGGAACTAAAACACCAGGAGATAAACAACATCCAGATTTCCCTATTTGCGCAAAAGGAACTTGTAAAGTAAATAAAAAAGGATTATATGCAGCTTACGTTAGAGCTAAAGAATGGGGTAATAAACGTAAATCGTATAAAGGTCGTGCACGCCCACGTATGCGATCCACATACTATCGCAAAATAGCAAAAAAAGCCAAAAAAATGTTAAAACGTAGGGGTGTTAAAGTCGGAGGAAAGCGCACGCGTCGCCGCCGCCGTTAATTTCATTAAATAAATTCTTAATATTTTATTAAATGTTAAGAATTATAATTACTTCACTGTTAATGGTAAATGCTATATTTTGGGGAATATATCCTCCAGCTGATACTTCACCTCATTCCAAAATCTCTCTATATTTTGGTTTAGGAACAATAAAAAATCATTGGATTCATCTATTGATAGGGTTATTCTTTTATGTTTCAGGTGTTGTTATAGCACAGCAACAATATATACAACATTTGTGGTGTTAATTTTTGCTATGAAGGCGAAATAAAATATAAATAAGTAAACCACTGACAGCTAATGTGTATACATTAGCAAATTTTTTATCTTTATTATTAATTTTACTGCTACCTACAAAAGATTCAACACATCCACTTCTTCTGGAATATCCTCCGCCCGGATTAGGAATAGGTAATCTTCCCCCAAATGTGCAAGGATCCATTTGCAATATATCACCATTTGCAATGTATCTAGTTTTTCTTCCTGTTTTTTGATTGTTTGAATTTATTTCTGATAAACTAACGGCAGTGCATTTTGGATTATTACCTTGCATAAATCCAGACATCATTGCCAATGGATTCATATCAGCTGCATCACCAATTGCTCCAGGAACTAAACCACGAAAAGTGGAAAAATTACTTCCCATTGCACTTGATAAAAATGGAATTGATCCATTAGGGACATTATTGATATAAATATATCTATCTTGACTTGAACCATCTGGAGCTTTACATTCACCTCCAGTTTTTAAGAAAAACTTATTTCCTAATGGTCTATTTCCTGCTTTATTTGCAGCTCCTGTTCCTTCCACCATTAATTTAGTATAGTTGACTAAACCTGCTACATTCGCTCCTAAAGTTTCCATGTTACCACGATCACTCATTCCCAATTCCCTAGGAGTTTTAATAAATCTGTAATATTTATAATCGGGACCTAATAATTCTTGTTCAAATTTTGAAAAATCATTCGCTAAATTGTTGAAAAAATTACTCATTTATTATATATTAATACTATAAAAATGTCAGATAATGCTAATGAATGTAGAATATGTTTTGAACCAGAAAAATCTGATGACCCATTTATTCACCCTTGTGCTTGTAAAGGTACAAGTCAATATATTCATACGTCTTGTTTAAACACCTGGAGAAGATCAGCAGAAAATAGAGAAGCTAGAAATCGCTGTATGGAGTGTGGTGAAACCTATATTATTTCTAGGTTGCATCCTTTAGAAAAGTATCCTTTTAAAGATTCACTGGTATTAAACTCTTCTTTATCAAAAACAATGAGAAATAATTTGCTTATAGGATTTTTTGGGTCTATTTTTTTATGTTGGATCGATACTCCTACGCAAGCTTCATTGACAATATTAACATTTGGAGGAAATTGGTATAACTATACTATTGGCAAATCTATTAGAGAAGGCAATGTAAATATTACTATTCCTTATTATCTTTCTCTTACTTCATTTATTCAAACTTTATACATTTATTGTTTTTTTTACTATAAAGTTTACAGGAATATTAAAAGATTAAAAGAATTTTTTCGATACATAAGATGGGAACTTTTTTTTCTAAATTTAATAGCTTTAAATTTTTTATTTATTTTTTGGGGATGTAATGATATTGGTAAACATCCATATGCATTTTTTATAGTTATTATTTTTATGATGATGGGATCAGGTTTTAATTACACACTACCCGGCGCTCTAACTATTGTCTCAAAAAGTAGTATTAAATACTTAAATAAAAATAAAAATCCAGAAACGGTATTAAATGTAGAACATAATCCATTAAATACAGTTATAGAAATGCTTCCTAATCCACCCAATGAACAAAAATATGAAGAATTAAACACAGAATCTGATGAATCAATAGAATCTATTACTGATGTGGTTTAATTTTTTAACTTGCCAGCAGCTTTATTTAATTCAGCTTCTTTTGCAGCTCCCTTTTCCTTAATTTTTTTAAGTGCAGCTTGTATTTTAGCTTTATGTTGCATTATGGTATTGGTATTGTTTTGAATGCGAGGATTTAACATAGTAATTTGTTGTTTTAAAATACTAATCTGATTATTTTGTGATTTTGCTGCTGCCTCATTAGCATAACTAATTGAATTTTCTTGTGGTGCACATTCCAATCCTTCAATTAATTGTAGTTTTTTTATTATATTTTGAAAAAGCAATGCAAGTAACAAAAATATGAGTAAATAAACAAAACCTTTCATTTATATATTAACTTTATATTAATTTAGCAAGCTTCTGGATATTTTTTACAAGCATTAGAATTATCAACTTTTTTACCATCCAAAAGATCTTCTATTTTTTGTGCATTTACGAAATTTGATTGTGCTTGTTTTTGATTGATTTGTATCTTTTTAGAAGTTTTGTCAAAAAGAGATTGCAAATCTCGTAAATTTTTTTTGACGCTAGCCATCAAATCTTGATTTACTTTTGCATTTACTGTATTACATCTACGTTGTTTTTGGACTTCAGCATTGGTTTGTCCTGCGGGGCAACTGTCTAAACCTTCTCTAAATCTTGTAAAATTATATAATATTAATGATAGTAATAATAAAATCATTAAATAGCAAAAACTTTTCATTATATATAAACGGGTTATATTTTTTCTCATATTAATATAAATGTCATTTATTATGAGAAATCGTCGTGTTAATGTATATAATAATACTAATTTAAATCAGGTGGTAACAGATTACAGGGCAGGGACACCACTTAAAAATATAAATACTCAAGAAGAATACAGAAGTAAAGTAAGCACATCTATTCCAGGAGGGTTTCCTACAGGAGATGTAAAAGTTCCTATAGCAGGAACAAGAATATCACGTGTAAGAGGAGCTCCTATTGGTGGCTATCGCAAAACATTGGCTAAAAATGCTGATGGAAATTGTTGCGCTGATGGAAACAAAAACGGTTTTACACAAGAAATTTATAGGGATACGTGGACAGATTGTGATGTTTGCGTAGGCGATCTCTCAGGAAATGTTGCTAGACCTTCGCGCACTAAGAAACCACTTATTAGGTCGGGAATGCAGTATAATGCTGCTGCTGCTCCAAACAAGTTACGAAATGCGGATGAGCAAAGAAAAAAATATGCATTTAGTTATGCTCAATACCAAAAAAATCTCCGCTGTTTGTCTTATGAAAGAAGTCAAGAAAAATATAAAACGCCTGAAATGGTAGGATATCCGGAAAAATACAGAAAAAGTGGTTGCAATAGCTGTTGTAATTGTTGTAGTAAAAAAATAGTGTTTAAAGTTCCAGAATTTGTTCCACCAGGAGCACCACCTCCTCCACCAGCGGTTGGTGCCACATCAGCCAAACTAAATGGAGCTATATATGTATTTGAAGGAGTTTATACACCATTTGGAATACCGTGGGTTGTTGTTGCTAGAATAAATGGGCCGGATCCTTGTCCTAATTTACAAGACGGAGATAGTTTAACCTTTCCAGATGGCGTTGGAGGTGTTATTACGATAACAGTAAATAGTCCTAATGTTATAGATTCTTCAGAGGATCAATGCACAACAACAAGAGGAGAAAACATAACGGTATACAAGCCCAATAACAAAAAATTTCAAGTTCAAGGAGCTGTATCTTCTGGTAGTCGTTTAGAGAGATTGAAATTAGATACTATTCAAGGAAGTAGAATACAGAAAAGAATATCAAACGGAAATTGTGATCAAAACAGATGTAATACTAATTCAAAACAATTTACTCAAGGTTACAGAAGTTCAGAACCCCGATTTGTAACAAATCCACTCGAAGGTGGTGCTAAAACAAGAGGATTTGTTCCAACTAGATGGCGTCAAGCTTATTTAGCTCACGGTAGATCTATTGGAAATATTTTCCAGAGAACTTCATCAAATAATATCTCAGGAAGTTTATTTTCAGATGTAAAACTACCATACACAGTTGGTAGCATTAAAGCGGGAGGTTGTTGTCATCCACCTAATGCTGGAACAACTAATTAAGTTTTTAATATTACTTTTTAATCTAAAATAATATTAAGTAAAGCAATGTCTAATAATCGTATAAATATATATGCACCAGCTGGTCTAAATAAAAAAATATTAAAAAGACAATACAAATTTGAACAGCCTAGAATGAAAAATTGGGGAGATGGGGCTCAATGTAGAACTTGTGTTAGACAAACATTTACATTATCTGGTAGTTTTTTAAGAGCTGGAACTGTTTTATCGTGGGCACTTACTCCAGGACTAAGCATCGATCCAGGATCACCTATTCAAATAGGAAATTATATGGGAAGTGTGGTTAGTTTTACTCAAAATACACCATTAGAAACAATAGTATTTTATATAGATGGTTATGAATCTGCAATAACAATATTACCTACAGATGTTATTACTTTACCCAATTTAGTAGGTAATCTTAATGGAAACCAATTTACTACCCCTGGAGGAACAGGAAATCTGGCATTTACTAGTGGAAAACATTCAAAACAACAAACAATTGCGCCTGTTTTTGGATGGAGGAAAACGATTGATTGTTGTGATTTTGAAGAACCTACTGAAGAAATCTATAAAGATGTTTGGTCTCAGTCCAAAATATGTAAAACAAATAATCAAGGAAATAGTGCAAGAACACAAAAACCAATTATTGAATCTGGACGACAGAGAATTAAATGGGCAACTCCTTTTACCAAAACAGCTAGAGGATATCATCAGTATAGGCATAATGTTAGGTGTAGTAGTTATTCAAGAAGTTTAGAAAAATTCGATGTTACTCCTGCTTTAACAGATGGCGCGTGGGCTTTTTTAGATCAAGCAGGAATAAAAAGTTTTAAGCCCGTTTATCACAAAAGTGGTTGTTATAGTTGTTGCAATTGTTGTGTAAGAACACAAGCAATTATATTTTTAAATCAAAATGCAACCTTACCTTCAGGACAATTTCTTTTAGGTGCTCCTATAGGTTCATACACATTTGGGGCTGTTTATAATATTGGTCCATTTAACTATTTAATACAACCGGGTTTATCAGTAGAAGTTTACGGAGTTTATCTATCGGGCAGTCCTACTTTTATTTGGAGTGCTATTGTTTTTGTTAGAACAAGAAATGATGATTGTGTTGGTGTTCCATCCGGTAATCCTTTTATTACGGCATATTTATCTAGAGACACACTTATTAATACTGCACAAGTATTTGATTTGGAATTTAGTGAAAGTAAATGTCAAGGAGTAACAGATTTGAAACAAACAATATATAAGAGAAGTAATAAAAAATTTGCTGCCAATGGAGCTGTATCTTCTGGCGGTCGTTTAGAGAGATTGAAATTAGATACAATTCAAGGAAGTAGAATACAGAAAAGAATATCAACCGGAAATTGTGATCAAAACAGATGTAATACAAACTCAAAACAATTTACTCAAGGTTACAGAAGTTCAGAACCCCGATTTGTCACCAATCCCAGTGAAGGAGGCAATAAAACAGCGGGATTTCCTCCTACTAGATGGCGTAATCCTTATATTGCAAGAGGCAATGCGATAGGAAATGTAATACTACAAAAAGAGTGTAAAAATTGTAAATAATCTTTCTTTAATTAATATAAGAAATGTCTCGTTTTAATTTTAAGTTATATAATAGACCCGTTAAAAATGTTAATACAGATTTAGCCTTTAAACAAGGAAATTGGGCTCCAGGTAATCCAGTTAAAGGTGGTAGAGCACCTATTTTAGGTTATAGAAAAAATTTAGATTGTTCTAATAATTGTCAAAATGAAACTATTTATCGAGATAATTGGGCAAAATCGTGTGCTAGAAATGGTGAAGATTGTTATAATCCTGTTATTAAACGCATCCAAAATAAAAATGGAAAGATAGATACTAATTATAACTATAATACTAGAAATTTATTGCGCTCACGCTTCTCAACTTATGAGCAAAATGCTTATAATTTTGATTTAACAAATTATATAACATTATGGCCAACTAGTTTTGAATTTATAGATTCAACAGGTATAACAGATCCGAACTATTTGGGAGTATATGAAGCAGATTGGGATAATTGGATTAGAACTAATCCTAGCAATAGACCGTATATACCTATTTATAAAAATGCCAATGGCAAATATATAACTCCGAACAGTAGGATGGTAGGCGAAACTGGTGTAGGGGGTTCTTGTGCATCTACAGCAACTAATACCTGTGATGAATATGGAAATGAACTAAATATTTTTGATCAATTAAATGGAGTATTTCCATCTTCTAATGTAACGGGCTATGATATATATGGATATTATACTCCTCCTAATAATTCAAGGAGA